TCTGAAAAAATGCAGGGGGTTTGGGTGGAAATGTGAATGTGAATTTCTGGCATTATGTGAAAAAGCAAATATAAAACCAAAACAACACTAACACATGCACACAATCCTAAACACAATAATCACTGAAACTGCATCGCTTCATAATATGAGCGTTGCAACACTGCTAAGTAAGTCGCGCAAACAACCGCTTCCTACCATACGGGCATTTATCTGTAAATATGCGTATGAATTGCACGGATTCAAATTGCGCGAAATACGCGACGCGCTGCAATTCAAAGACCATACAACGGTTATTTCCGCAAAACAAACCCTAACGGATGAAATCAGCGTAACACCTGAACTTTACAGCAAATATCAAAATTATATCAACTACCTAAACAACGCTTTATTACATGAAATACAACGCAAACAAGCCGCTGCTGAACCGAATAATTGATACCTACTGCCAGCACACCGGCGTGGATCGCAAAACGGAACTATGCAACAATAACGCCCGGTCATTCGCACCGCACCGCGCTGCCGTGTTGAACTACGCGGTATTTGAACACAAATTCAGCCTCCGTGTAGTGTGTCGTGAATTGGGTATAACACCACAGGCCGCAGGGGTAATTATGAAGAAATACCCCAATACTATTGAACTGGGTATTAAACCTGATTTTGTACACGATGTACACTATTTCCAAAAGGAAACCGTAACGCTAACCCGCGAACAAATAAAGCATATCAGACTTGTCGCGTGTACGTTCAAGAGATACAAACATTTTTTAGAGCATTTCGGGTTTTATGATAAAACTCTGGACGGCATTCTACGCCGTGGGAACGC